CCGTCCAGTCCTGGGACAGTTGAAACAGCAATCACCGGCCACCTGCGCCCGTCAAATTCCAATTCGTCCCCTGGCTTCACGGCATCAACACAGAACACCCGCGCCTCGCTCACCACTTCCCGGCCCTGGTTGTCCCGCACCAGGCGCCGCTTACCCTCCCAACGGACTTTTATGGTTTTGCTACTGGTTGTCGGTTCGCCGTAGCTGTTTAGGCCGGTTACATAGTGCCAGGTGGCGGCTTGGTTAAGGTAATCCCTCATCATGTTATAAAAACACCACCTAGCAGCCACGGCCGGAGCAGCTCCCTTGCCTCCTGGCTCAGCAGCCCTTTACCAGCACCCGGCGCATAAGTTTCGCTCATGTTCCCCAACGTAAACGACTGCACGCCCTCCTGCTGCAGCTTGCGCCGCTGGCTGTTGCCACGCTCAAGGAGAGCAAGGGCCTCCTCGCATTGCGCCTGTTTTACCTCTTCCGGTATCCCGGTATCTGTGGTAAAGCCAATTACGCCGATGCGGTTGAACAGCGGCATCTTGCGCGGGAAGGCAAGAAGCTGCGTTTCGTCCGCTTTTTCGCCCTTGAACGCCAGCCGGTTTATTCTCCGGCAGGCTTCTTTGAGAGCTTTTTCTTTCGTTGTTTTGCCTGCGTTGTCCCATTCGCTGGTGTGGAGTTTTCCATCAAAGTAGTCTTCGGCCTCTGCGAGTGTGACATAACTGTCTGTTCCGACGTTGACAGCCATCCTGGCTCACCTCCGCTTTCGGCTGATAGCGCTATTCCGCGATGCATCCATCTTTGCGCTACTGCGCCATCTACGTCGATTATATCACCCCGCCGGACAGGTCTGCCATAGTGCGTGTTCACCAGCAGTTTAACCTTCATGCGACCACCGCCTTTTAGCAAGGGCGGGGAGGGAGGCCCCCTCCCCGCTACACGATGAGATAAACGTCCACCTTGTTCCCGTTGAGGGCGCTGTTCAACAGGACCGTGTTGCTCTCCAAGGCAGACGTGCTGGTTGCTACCGTTGGAGCCGTACCTTCTTTAACGTTGTTCAAATATGCCGCCAAAACAGTATTGTGCGCCAGTTTATACGGCAGTCCAAGTTTCCCGGTTGTCCCGACGCTTATAGTATCACCATCGGCATTTTTAGCCGGCAGGGTGATTTTGGTCACTGTTTTGAACGCCTTATTGCCGCTTACTGCATTTGCGCCGTTTGCTGCGATAGTCTCAGAGATTGCTTCATCGGTGTAGTTCGTGCCTTCAATCACAACGTTTCCGGCTACACCTGCCTGGTTGCCCTTGATTTGCAACGCCCGCGGATAGTCTGGATTGGTGATGCCTGTTGTAATTTCCTGCGTACTTGTGGTCAGGGCAGTTGCTGCCAGCACCGCAGTTACGCTAGCGGCAGCGGGGTCTGCCGCCACGAAATGCGCGACAAACCCCCTGTCCAGCGTTACACCCTTAACGTCTGTCTGCACCTCCTGCCCCAAAGCAGGGTTGAACGGGTAAAATCCACTCATCTTAGCTTACCCCTCCTTACGACGCGGGAGCCAACACAGCGAACGGGTACCTACTAGCCTCCGTTGGCTGCATCCGGTTGATTGGGTTCGGCAGCTGCCAGGCCAGCCTCATGGTCGCGCGGATGGCCACCATGTCCTGCTGTGCCAGGTTGAACTGTATAGCTCCGGTGTTGTCCTGAATGACCGCTTCGGTCAGAATTTTGTAAGTCAAATCCTGCCTGATGGCGTACACGGCCTGGGAGAAGTCGCCGCTGATCATGAGCGCCTGGGTCGTGTCAAACGCCCCGTTGGCCGGAAACTCGATCGGCTGCCCGTCAAGCTCGTACCGCGTCCGGTCGTTCATGGAGCGCAGGAAAATGGGCACGCCGTTCGCGTCCCGGAGGCCGCGCAGTTTCGCTTTCATGGTAGCGGCGGCAATATGCCCGGTCACCTGGAACCCGTCCACCTCTACCAGGGACAACACACCATTTTCACCCATGATGTCGTCGTACAAGTCAACACCGGTCCCTTCAGTTACGACATGGCCGGCGCTAGATGCACCAGTTAGGATTGAATCCGGCCAGGACGAAGGCGCATTCGTGCCAAACAGTATTGCCGCATCGATTACAACCCCGAATGCCTCCTGGAGCCTCGGCTTGATTTCGCCCCAGATGTCGTAATCAACGTCGGCCACTACCGCTTCGGGGATAGGCACGATGCAAGCGATTTCTTCTGCGTTCAGGTATTTGTTAGTCCACGCTACCTCGGTCGTCTGCTTCAGAGCATAGTCACGCGCCTTCAAAGTAGCGCCAGTCAAGAAGTAAGCAGACGGCAGGGCGCTCAGCACCGGCATCCTCTGCTGGTGCCTGCTCATGTTCGGCAACCGCCTCATCATGCTGAGGCACACGGAACTGGTGGTAATCCCCTGGATGATGTCGCGCGACACGTCCTCGGGGATTAACGCAAGCGCTTCATCGCGGTCAATAATGTTGTTGTAAGCCATACCAAATCAACCTCCGTTATTTTGCTAGACCTGCTTTCCTGCGGATTAGGTCGTTGATCAACTGGTTGGGCTTCGGCGTAGTGGCACCCGCAGGATTAGTGCCGCCGCCTACTTTGGTTTGGATGCCCAACAGCTTTTTCAGTTCCTCTGCGTCCTTCTTAATCTCCTCCTCGGTAGTCCCAAAAATCCTGTCAGCCCATGCCTTCGGCAATCCCATGCTGTCCAGCACCTTCAGCTTTAGACCCTCAATCTTGGCTTCTGCGGCTTCCCGCTCTTTCTCCAGCAGCTTCCGCTCGTATTCGGCCAGTTTCGCCTGGAGCTTCTCTTGCTCGGACATTTGAGATTCCTTCAGCTTCTGGTATTCCTCCGCAGCCTTCTTCAGGTCGGAGTAGTCTTTGTACTTCTCCCGCTCGCGCTTAAGCCTGTCAGCAATGATCGCCTCAAGCTCGGCCTGCGTGAACGTCTTATCCGGCTGTTTGTCGTCCAGCTTCATAGCTGGAGCCTGCCCGCCGTCGGCAGGGTTAGCAGTATTCTTCAAATCATCAGCCATTTTCTCTTTACCTCCCTCATTGTCCGCACTTAACCGGCGTGCGTAGCCGTTATTATTTAATATCTAACTCCCACTCACTTTTTTATACTGGTAAGTGCCAGTGTTTCAGGTCTTCACATTTATGCTCCGTGAATACTAATCCAGAGCAAAATAAAACGCCCGACGGCGCTTATTTACATCGTTTAACTTTATTGCCAGCGCCTATTTCATTTTATCAAGGTGCTTTTTCTTCAAATTTATTGCATGTTTTTTTCATCTCCGCTATTTCTTTGGGAATAATTCCATATACAGAACATTCATTATTACCTCGATGATTGCTGCATCTATTGCAGCGGTAAATGACTATTCCCGCATCACCCTGGGCATCGTCAATCTCCCATCGTTCAATTAAACTCAACTTTTTACTCATTGACAACCACTCCTTCAACAATCCGCATGCCGTTTTCAATTCTTTTTCCTGTTATGCGTATTTTTGTTCCAGGCGCAAGAAGCAGTTCACTTTCCCAATTATCATTAATAGCTACGTCAACCATAATACCATTGGTGCCTTTTGGGATCTTAATATACATCAAAATCCCTCTTTCTCCTTTTCTGTTGACAAAGCCTATGGCCTTTTCTTCTCTTAAGCTTGTAGATACAAACCCTTTGTCTGTAATTACGTCATTTATTCGTACAGCATCCCAATCCCCTCCTATGGCAGATGTTGTTGTTCCCCTTGCAACCAATATGTTATCTTTTATCTTTACTTTTTCTATTGCTTTTCGCAATCTCTCTAAATGCTTTTTTAAATCATCGCTTATATCAGAGTACCTACCTCTTAAAAAGCCGTTCATGTATGTATACGATATACTCTGATATTCCCTTATAGCCTCAATCTCTTCGTTGGTGAATTTTTCCTTGTATTCTGCTGAATACTCCTTTGACATTTTTTCAAACACTGAATCTTTGCTTTCTTTCAGCAATGAATCGTTATAAGGTTCGTTTTCTGTTGCTTCTATGTCTTCAAGTTCTTCAATCTCTTTATCCAGGTCAATATACAAGCCATAAGCATGCCTGCACCGGGGGTGGAAAAGTTTGGCTGCTTTTGCTTCT